GGGCAAGCATCGCCCCACATCTCCACGCAGGGCACTTGCACCATGACCTGTTTGGATTCCATTTCGCCTTTGATGCCAGCAAAGGGCAGGCGAATCATTGCACGTTCGACCCAGAAAAATGTGTTCTTTGAGTTACCATCTGGTAGGAAGCGAATTGAGGCGCTTTGGCCTTCTTCCATGTTCCAGTGTGGGTAAATGGAGTTGTCTCCACCGGTGGATTGCCCACCTTGTTTGTTTTCAGCTGCCTGTAAACGTGCTCGAATTTCTGCTAAAGATGCCATAGTATTTTCTCCTTTAAAAGTTGCCTATGTTGTGTTGCCTATCTAACAATGTAGATTGAGTTGCCTGTGACACAGAACAAAAAAGCGCATACACCTGTGTAGTATATGCGCCTTTGCTCCGGGTGTCAAATTTATTTATGACTTATTTGCCCAAAGCCAATTTTTTCATTCTAGCCAATGCATCGCTTTCGTAGTAGCTGCCAGTGATGGCTGCATTGCGATTGATTGGGTCGTCCTCTTTTTCTGACAGTGGCATGTTGGCTGTGTTTGGACGAGTGGCGCCTATGCCTTGGCTGGCTGCTTGAGTTGATCCTTTTACGATGGCCGCGGTGCTAGAACTGGGTATGGGCACATTTTGTTCACTCATGCCACACTCGGCCAAGCCATGTTCTGGGCAGTATTCACCTTCTGTGGTCATGTTGCAGCTACCTTCGGCCACAGGTGCGTCAAAGCCACTCATGACTTCAAATGTGCTGATGTTGTCGGCTTCGTTCATGCCCAATTCTGCTGCCAAGCGGTCGCCGATCCATTCATCTGGATCACCAGTGCGAGCTTTTTTGATTCCATAGGGCATGTCATCAAAGTAGTAGTCATACAAGGCTTCAAACAGGTCACGATCCAATTCACCAGTTTGTTTGAAGTCAGAAACTTCGCGACTGAAACGTTTGAGAATGTGATCTAGTGTGGCACCGGTTGAATCTGTAAGCACACTTTCTTTCACGGACACACCTGCGTAGCGTAGTATGTCAGTGAGTTCTTTGCCTTCCGCCACACCTTGCTCTGGCAAGTTGGGCTTACGATGTTTGCCATGTGCATCTTTGATACTGCCTTTGAGACTGGTAATTTGATCTCTTGATGGTAGACCTTTTCTCTTGCCTGCGAGATTGAGACTATGCTTGATTCCGCTACGCCCAATACCTTGGCCTTTGACCAATGGATCATTGCTATCAAATTCACTGCCAACTCCGCCCATTCTACGTTTTTGACCTGGATCGTTTTCTGGACGCTCAGGAAAATCGTAGCCATACCCAATGTTGTCATAATCATCGCTGTCCCCGGGTTCTTGGGTATACAATCGGTCTTTGTATTTGGTATCACGCCATTTGGCTGCTTCCGCCACACCTTGCTGGCCTGGTGCTGTGTCCTGTGCCACGTCCGCAGGTTCTACCTCAGTGCTCTGAGGAGTTTGAATGCCCAGTTCAGCCAGGCGGGCTTGCACGTCAGAATCATCCCAGATGTTGGCTCTGGGATCACGCTGAGCCAAGTCTGACAGGATGTCAAACAGTTCATCATCGCCTATTACATCATACAACTGCTCAGTGGCATTGGTGGCGTCTGGGCCCACAATCAGTTCACTGCTCATTAAGTTGTCTAGTTTTTTTTGCGCCTCAGGTGTGTCTGGAAGAGCCCAGGTTCCTTCCATGATCTGGTTTGCCCAGTTTTCAAAAATTTGTGCTTCTTTCATAGCTCTTCCTCTTTGTTGTATTTTGGCCAGTGTGGGCAGTGCTGCTTCAATTCTGGCATCCAGTGTTTGTTCAATGAACATGGTCTTAAGATCTTCTACCAAAGCAGATTGATCTGCAATGTCAGCTGGTGACCATGATTCAAAATATTGTTGGTAACCGCGACCAGTGCTGAGACTCTGCAAGTCATCGCGCAGTTGTGCATAGTATTGCTGTGCTGTTTCCACCAAGGCCTGTGTCACACCTTCAAACACTCGCTGTTGGCTGGCTCGGTTGAATCTGCTGAGCACAGACATTTCTGACACAATTTCTGCAATGTGCTGCCCGCGAATGTCGTAAGGGCGACCACCTTGACGCACATGCTCCAGCATGGCTCGGCCACCAGCCAGTTTCACAAATGGTAGTCGAAAACGTTCGCCGTCCACAGTTTCGATAAACAGGCTTTCCACATAACGATAGCGTTTGTCGTCTTCGCCTATCATGCGATTGTGACGTATGACCAAACGAGCTTCTGTAGGCTCGCCCATGTAGCTGACTCTGCGATTGCCATAGTAGCCTTCAAACAGGCCTTCTTTTATGGCAGCCATACCAGCCATGGTGTGTTTGAGTTGATTGATATTTTTGGGACTAAATGTGGCCAAGCCATGTGACGTGGCAAAACGTGACATTTCTTCCAAGAATCCAGGATGACGTTCGCTGCCAAACCAATCCAGTTTGTCATTGGGATCGTCCATGGTTCGGCCAATGTTGTCCCCAAAAAACAATTGCAGGTCATTGTCGTCGCCTAGAATAATGACCACTGTGCCGTAGTTTTTGCCTGAACTGGCTATCCAATCAAATGCAAATACCTTGGCGTCAGCTGGAGTGCTGTCCATGCCTTTTTCGTCGGTATATTTGACATCAAAGTTTTTGGTAGCCAACAAATCGGCTAGATCTTGTGCGAGATTTTCACGTGCCATAGTGCATTATTTATCTTAGCGCATGATTGATATGAATGGCATGGGTTCTACAATGTTGTCACTGTGATCTTTGAGATGCGTGTCAAGATCAGCATGATAGGTTTGCAGCATCAACAACATACGCACTGCCAGCAAGCAGGCCATGACCAAATCATCAGTTTCGCCAGGTTTAGCAGCATAACTGGTTCCGTTGGCTACAAATGTTTTGAGCTCAGAAACCAACATCCTGCTGTTGATTTTCATACGTTGAGATTCTATCAAAATTTTCAGTTTGTTGCAGGCCGTTATTTTGCTTTTGTTGGTGGTATTGAATCCTTTGCGAAACCGGCGCCCTGTGCTGCCCGTCACTGAATTGTCACTCAAAAAATACCCTGGAATGTTTTCTTCGCCGTATTCAGCTATGCTGATCAGTGCTGCTTCGCCCAGCGTGTTGTTTTCCACTGAGTAGTAGATGCTTTTTTCATCGTTGACCACTGCATGCAGTTCTTTCACAATGTCTGCCAGTATTTTGACCTGTGTAGGCACATCAGTTTTGTTGTGACGCCATTCGGCAATTTGATCTGTGGTACGAGCATCAAAAACCTGTATGGCAGCAGGGTCGCCGCCAGTGCCCAGGCTAGGGTCCAGTGCAACCACATACATGCCTTCTTTGACAGGATTCTTGTACCAGCGTACCTGACCTGTTCGGCGTATGGGCTCGATGCCTTCTAAATCCATGAGACGGATAGGATTGATCAAAGTTTCATCGTTGATAACAAATTCACAGTCCATTTCTCTACGAAAACGTTCTTCGCCCAGCTGAGCCAATTGTTCTGCGCCCCATTGGTCTCCGCGGTCAGGATGCTCTCGCCAATAGCTTCTAAATGCCTTGAATCCGTTGATGCCCAGCTCTGTGGTGTTGCCATGTTCATCTGTGGTCTTGTTGGCACCTTTCCACAGAAACGCAAACTGATCTTCATCAGAGTTGGGAGTAGATGTGATGATTGCTTTACCACCAGTGGCCAGTGTAGGCGATATGGAGGTCCAAAATTCTTTGGCAATGGTGGGTCTCACAAACGCAAACTCGTCAGCATACAGCAGCGAAATACTCATACCTCGACCAGTGGTCTCGGTGGTGGTCTGGCTCACAATACGTGACCCGTTTTCAAATTCCAGGCTGCCTTTGTTGTAACTGGTGGCACCAGCTCTGATATGATTTGGGCACAGTTCATAGGCATAGCGTATGCGTTGCATGATCTCTTGGGCACCAGTGTATTTGTGTGCAGCAATGAGGATGGTAGAATCTGGCACAAACATTGCGTACCACAGCAAGTAGCCAGCGGCCGAAGTTGACTTGCCAGTTTGTCGCGGCATCAACGATATTGAGTATCTGTAGTTGTGATAGGTGGCAATCAGTCTCTTTTGATAGTCAAAAGGATGATACAGCATCTTGCCGCGGGTGGGATGCTGTATGTAGAAAAAATGATCCATGAAATACAAAGGACCATTGACTGGGTCTGCACATAGAGCAAATTCAGTGAGCTCTTGCTCGCTGTATACTTCTCTGCGGTGCGGCGCTTTGACCAGTACAGTTTCAAGATTGTTTTTGGGACCAATCATATACCATTCGATTCGCTAGTGCAATATGACCTTCAGGGCCGCAGTGCATGCGGTCCCGTGCATAACCAATTTGTTCTCGGCTGTGAGCCATGTGATCAAACGTGTCATAGATAAAACAAGGTATTTCAAATTCATCACACATGGCTTTGATCGCTAACTTGTTTTTTTTGGCATTGAGTCTAGAATTTTCGTCTGCGGTGTGCCAGTGTTTCAAAAAACTATCTACTTCGGTAGCAGATTTTGACTCACTGCTGGGCAAGTATACATTTATGGGAGGATCTCCTGAGGCCAGGATCAATTCAAATCGATTGGGCGGTGGCGTCAACATAAACACTGCTCGAGGTCTAAGACGTGGAATCCAATATTCAGCCAACCTAAAACATGTGTCAGCTGAGCTGCCACCCCAGGCCAAAGTACGTGGCACTAGATTCAACGCTGCGCCCACCAACTGAGGCCATGTGGATTGCAACGGCAATCCTATGCCAACGGTAAAACTACAACCCAAGGCTATCATGCAGTCTCGATCATCAAATTCATCACAACGATATCCGTGACTGTTGATTTTGTAAGTTATGGCTCCGGGCTCCAGCCAACCTTGTTTGCGAAAATATTCCTGGTATTCAGGCACTTGGCACAGCCGTTCAAAACATTCTTTGGTATCAGATGGCAGAAATTCCAAAGTTTGATTGGCATAATTGATGCCTGGGTGCCAAGGATCTTTTGATTTCATTTGATTAGTATTAAATCCAAGTGTAAGTACTTAGTCTGTAACTGTCCGCAGGCACAGTGTCAAGCATGGCATGCCATAACAGTGGGCGATAGCCTGTTGAATCAGCTTGATTTATCATGATGTAGCCAGCATTGATTTGCGCAGGCACTGTGTATCTCAATGAGTTTGTATCTTTGTACCAATAAAAACTGGTGCCTTGGCCGCGCCAGGTCAGCTGCATGCTGCCTGGCATTTCACCATCAGTGTGCAATAGACACTGGAAGCCAGGTTCATCTACCCAGAAGGCAGTGTCAGTGTAGCCTTGTATAGGCACGGGCAACTGTGATTGAATAGTGGACCACACAGATTTGAGATAGTCATGCCATTGATCAATCCAGGCAATGGCCGTGTGTTTGATTCTTCTACGCCGCCATGACTCTTGACCTTGTTGCGGTTCCCAATCAAGCTCCAGCCACGATTCATTCAGCACCAAATCCACAATGGATTGAGGGAAAACATCTGTGATTCTAAACAAATTTGATTCGTGATCAACAGCAGTTATTTGCATAGAAATGCCAACTCCGGCCATAGGCGCTCAAACTCTCCAGCTTTGTCTGGATGATATATTTTTTCATTGGTTGCAATATGATTTTTAAATGCAATACCTATGTTGGTAAACTTTTGCTCTTGCAAACGAGATCGATAGTTATTCAATGCTTGATCAAAAAATTGCCGTTCAGCAGCAGTGGCAATATCCATGGCATAGAAACGTTCAATTTCATCAATGGCTTCTTGGGCCACTCCAGCGCCGTGCAAGAAAGGATCTAGGTATTCAGGCTGAAACAAGTTCTGCCACAGCACTGTGGTCTTGGTGTCCTCAGCAAACTGTCTAAATTCGCAGATTCTAGTGGCATTGTAGATGTTGTACACTGCATGTATGCCACCCCATTGTCCTTGTGTGGTCATTAGATGTTTGATCTTTGAAAGATTTTCTTTGATCAATGTCCAACTGGCACCATGGCGTACATATTCCACACGTTCACCTGTGTTGTCAAAACTCATTGACCAACCAACTTTGGATCTTGTGGCCAGTTTGCGAAATATTTTGTTTGATTCAAGATCTACATTCAAATTGGTAATCAATGTGACAATGGCTTCTTGGGGTATGACATCCAACAGACGTTCATTCTCTGGCAGCAACAAGGGTTCACCACCAACCAAGGCCACTTCGTGTATATGCTCGTAGTGCTGTTCAATGAAGTCGCACACTGAATCATAGTAAGGTCTGGCACCAGATTTGAATGGTATGCCTTTGATGCTGGCCCATTTTGAACTGCATGCTTCACCGCAATAGTTGCAACTCAAATTGCATGTGGTGTTCCAGCGCACATCCACAATCACTGGGTAGTGGTAAAGATCTCCAGCTCGAGCATAGTCAAACCCTGGATTGACGTCATTGTGCCATCGGCGTTCAGAGTCTGCGCCGAATCGTTCAGCTCGTACACAGTTAGAACAGTACTCGTGCGGTTGACCTTGTGCCAGGCTTTGGCGAATTTCAGCCATGAGGTCAGAGTTCAGTATTTGCTCAATGGTCTGGCTGTTGAGGTTGCCCAACATGTTGGGGTTGCCAGCACAGCAAGTTTTAACATCACCACGTGGATTGATGTGCAATCCACGCCATGGCGCTGCACAATAGAAATTGGTCATGCAGTATTTAAAGACTTTGCAGCGCCTGATCTAGTTTTGGTTTCCAACGACCAAACCAAGGTCGAGATTGTACCGGGCCTTGGTTATAGGCCAACCAGTCAAAATTGTGATCAATTTGATGTTGATGTTCACGGCTGTAGTCAAGGGCACTATCGGCGGTGTCAAATTCGTAACAAATGTCAATGATGGGCTGAATATCAAATTCTTGAGCATGACTATCAAAAAATCTGGGTTTAAAGCCCAGATCTTCCAATACTCTATAACCAACATCGTGCATGTAAACAGAAAAACAGCTCTTGCTCAAAATTCCTTTGGCAGTTTTTTCGCAAATCAAGGTATTGGCATCAACTTCAGTTTCAGTTATGATCACAATGCCTGTGTGCCAAGCCGGATGATTGATCCCGTAGTCATTGGGAAAGTTGTCAGGATGAGTTTGAATCTGTGTGGGCCATTGCTGTTGAGCTTGATTGAACCAGTCCAACTGCAATAAATTGTCAACATCACAATAACTATTGCTCCATAGATTGGTAAAAGCCACACTGTAAACATCACGTTGAGGATCTATTAATTTTTTATCCAGCAAATGATGCATCAGCCAAACTCTGTGGGCTGCGTTGCGTCGATTTAAACAACCAATACGTCCACTTTTGGGCCTATGCTCAAGGTCTTTGTAGTTGTGCATGGCAAACAATGGCATGTACACACACCCAGGCAATTGATCAAAATAGTGCTGCGCTCTAGCACTAAGTATGCAAACTTTTGAGCCAGCAAAAATTGAGGCAAGCTCGGCTAGTCTTTCTATGATTTCTGTATTAGACATCACAAATGGGTCCCACGATGCATCTACAAACACGTAGGTTGGCATGATGCCCGCGCTGACTAGCTGCTGACATGCCTTGTAAAAAGTTGACCAGTTGTTGTTTTGCTGCCAGGTAAACGGAGTACGCTGTAGGATTATATTATCACTAGGCAACACGGTTTCACCTAGATAAACCAAACCACAAGGACTAAATTGTCCCTGGTCATAATCGTAGCAAGGCATTAATTTCGTGTGCTGTCAGCACCAAGACGTTTTGGCTTCGCCAAAGTATTCTCTAGCAAAGCCATTGGCAATCAAGCCTTGACGCAAGCTACGGCCATCTAGAATGATATCTCCCAGGACACGACCACCAAACTTATCCCAGCCATAGAGAACAACTTGGCGTTGGCGGCTGGCACCAATTGCACTTTTGGTAAATTCAGTGGCGGCTTGGCCTCGAGCGTTTTCCTGGGGGCACTGTGCGCGGTGTCCTTTTTCAGGTGTGTCAACGCCAAAGATTCTGACAGCGAGTTCGGGCTTGAGCGGCGCGGGTAGAAAGGGTGCTGCGATAACCACGGTGTCGCCGTCGTTGATTCTAACAATTTCAGCAGGATAGGTCACACCCTGTGGGGTCTTTTGTGCCATGGCCAGGCATGGAATCAGTAGTAGAGAGAGCAGAAGTTTTTTCATAATTTTAGTTAGTTAGTTCTTCCCAGCCCAGTTTCCAAAGCAGGTCAGCATTGGCGCTGGTGTAGGCCACTGCTAGAGTCAAAGTGCTGGGTGTTCCAGCCGCTGTTCTCCATAGTTGCAGACGACGCTTGATGTCTTCGCTGATTTCTACTTCGTCGCGGCTGCTGGACAAGCCAGCATAGACCACAGTACCATCAGTGATAACATTGCTGTGTATAGCGGTTTGAACAACTGATCCAACCACATTGCTAAAACTGGCAGTAAAGGTAGCATTTTCAATCAGTTGGAACTGCCCATATCTTACATCCAGTGACAAAATATCCAGTTGAGACGGTAAGACCACTGCGTCAGGATAGGCTGGATTTAGTCGGATACTGCATAGGGCTGTAACAGTGTTGGCCGAACTTACTCGTGTTGCAACAGTGTTGTTGGTGACATAGCCAAGTTTGGTAGAGGGTGCAAATCCGCCTTCACTTATCACAGTGCTACAAATCTGTTTCATGGTGCTGGCACCTGAGGTAGCACCGGTATTGGTTATTTCATAGCGTGGATTCAGTGTGGCAGTGGTCATGTACACCGTGGTGTTGCCAGGTTGATTGGCATGTTGGAATGTATGACACACAATGAACTGACCGTTGATCACAAAGCCTGTTCGCACATTGCCCACACCCAACCACTCAACATCACACCAAAAAATCTGTGTCAATGTGGGATCAAGCGTGATTCCAGATACCCCAGCACCGTTGAGTTGATCTCCGTTCCATGAGGCCTGCGGAATTCTTTCTTCAACAATGCTACCTGTTACACTGCTGCGAATCACAAGATTCAAGACAGTGCCCACTGCTTCAAAATAAATGCCGTTGTCGGCTGTGAAATAGCCTACACGCTGTGTTAGATTTGCTTTGAGTGTGGCCATGGCAAAAGTGTTCATGATCAGCAGACTCTTGCCGGGCTGATAGGCTTGAACTGTTTTGCTTTGTCTGATCACACTACTACCACTGGTCGCAGATACATTTAGATTGAATGAACTTTCATTGGCCACATACACCACATTGCCGCCTGTGGCTGTGATGTTTGAAAATTGATCACCGTCTATGTAACGATTTTGACTGTCAAACAGGGTAAAAGGATTGCTTACACGCAGTCGACCAAATGCATCAAGATTAGTGCCGCCGATAGTTGTGGCAACATTACCACCAGTGATCGTAGCATTTACATTTCCGTCTACAGTCAAACTGCCTCCGCCGTCAACCACTGTGACACTGGCGGTGATACCTGCTATGTTTCCTGTGATGCCAACATTGCCTGCTGTAATAGACACATTGGCGTTGCCAGTAACTACCCAAGGATTTGTGCCTTGGAACACTGTGACGTTGCCTGATTGAACAGTTACTGGCAGTGAGTTGCCACTGATGTTGACATTGCCCAAACTGCCAATGGCCACATTTCCCACTGATACATTACCAACAAGCACAGCGTTGGTACGAACAAAAACGTTGCCTGTGGCTTCGTCAAGCTCTAGTGCTTGGTTGATGTTGCGTAGATACCACGGTGCTACCTCTGTTGGTTCTGGTACGGCCATTATCGTGGGTATCCTTTGAATGCTATAACGGGGCTGGCCGTGCCAGTGGCAGGAGGTTCTTTGCTGTCAGCGGTAGAAACCAATTTTTTACCACCAGGTGTGCGAGTCATTTTCAATGCCAAGTCTATCACTGCATCAACATTGGAATCAAAGCCTGATATCACGCCGTGCTCGCCAAATGCAGTTTCTGGCTGCCAGTCAATGATATCTTTGTCCAGGATCTGTTGATCTTTGCCTAGGTCACTGCGAGCACGAGCCATGGCCACGCCAAATCTGTAGTTGCGATACGGGTCTGATGCACTGAGCCCTGGCATGATATAAGTGTAACGCATGGGCTCAGCTATCTCTGGTGGCAGCTCGCGTTGTTCTGCAACAAATTCACGAGCTCTCATCTGGGATATCCTTTGAAAGCTCGCATAGGGCTGCTAACATTTACCGCAGGATGTTCTTGACTGCGCATGTCTCCGCTGTTGAGGTCATGATGTTTGCTGCCCACCGCTTTGTAAGCCAGTTTCAACATGTCAGCTTCTTGCTGGGTGTAAGGAGCAGCAACGTCGTGCCGGCCGGCCCAGCTTTCGCCGTCAATTTCATTGGTAAATGTTTGTCCGTCATTGCTGGCCACAGCCATCATGATACGGTTTAGTTCATAGATACGATCAGCAAACTGCCCGTCACGAAATTTGTGTAGGCCGCGGGTAGCATAGCGCAACCTGGTACTGATGTCGCCTACTTTTTTCTCAGCAAGAAATTCGCGGGCTCGCACAATCAGCTACCTCCGCCAATCACTCCAGATTGAGCTGAACTTGCTGTGCCCAATTCCAATGCAGTAAACGAGCTTGCACACACAATGGTCACTTTGTTGCCAGCTCCTACATAGGTTTGGTACACTGTGTTGGCAGGAATGTTGATGGGTGCAGAATACAAGTTGCCCACAGCATTGGCAGTGCCCAGTGCAGTGGCATACACCTGCAGCCAAGCATTGGCAGCGTTGGTGCTGATTTCTATCCGGTCAGTGTACACTGTGGCATTGCTGAGCGAGGTATAAACGTTGGCGGCCATTATTTGGATTCTTTCTTGGGTTCGTAGGGTTTGAACAATTGCGTGGTCTGTTGCAACACAGGTGGCACACTCTGCTCAGATTTGTACACTGGCTGCTGAGTGGGTTTGGCCTGTGCGGCATAGCTGTTTTGATAGGGTGGCATCATTTTGCATCTCCTTACCAAGCGCGGCAACTCCAGTAACGTGCTTTCCAGCGAGGTCCTGGATTGTCACAGTTGTGTCTAGCACGAAAGTTTTTTCTACGACCAGGTATGCTTTTCTTGATCTTCATGCCTTTTTGACCAAAGTTCACTTTGACCACATTGCCTTTGGGTCCACGCACATACACTTTGCTTTTCTTGACATCGCCTGCCATGGGCTTGCCCAGTGGTACTTCACGACCCTGATACTTGGCTTCGTCCATGCTCTGACCTTTGTTGGCCTCCATGTAGTCGGCCGCAGTGTCTATATAGTCCGATGCTTTGGTAATTTTCATCTGCACCCACTCAGGCATGTTGTCATTGTCATCCAGCATGCCATTGAGTCTGCGAGCAGCACGCACAATGGTCTGCAATTGATCTTTGGCTTGATCACCTTCGTAATCATACTCGCCTTGATCAACCATGTCTACTTGATCGCCATCGCTGTCTGCTTCATAGTCTTGGCTTTCGGTGATAGATTCGCCCAAATAACCATAGTTTTCCAACAGGTTCATGCCTGCTTCGTCGGCGTAGATAACAATACCGTCAACAGTTTCGTCACAGATCCAAGTTTCAAACAGGGTTTCTTCGCGAATATTGATCGCAAAGTAGTCGCCGCGCACAGGTTGACTGTAGGCACGCTCTGATTCAGCAATGTATTCGCGAAGACTTTTCATCATTTTAGCCCTTGTATTGTTTCCACAGACGTGTTATGTCAAGAATACTTTCTTCAACTTTGTTGTCTTCTTTGTCTTTAACGGCTTTTTTCATTGGCTCTTTTTTGTCACCATCTTTGTCCATGTCCAAGAAGTCAGGTTTTTTACCTTCGGCTACACCGGCCATTTCACGCAGTCTGGCCAATTCATCTTCGCCTTCGTAGGTCATCATGCGATTTTCTTGGCCTGCAATCACAGGCACAGTGGTTTGACCAGTGCTCTTGGGTTTGTTGAGTCCACCAGAATATTGCAGTGCGTCATTGCTCTGCACTTTGTCTGTAGGCCATTCAGGCTGATTTTCGTCAACTTGTTCGTCAGGGCTGCCACAAGTTTCTGCGTTGGCATCGCTGCCAACTCCAGCCATCTTGAGCAATTTGCCCAACATCATGGCATCGTCGTCTGTGGCTGTCACTGTTAACGATTTGGAAGGGCCTCCGTGCATGTCATTGTTCATGCTCATTGAAATGTTCATTGACTCGGCAATCATTTGTTCTAGCTCACGATTCATTGAGTCGTAAATGCCTTTGCCAAATTGCATGCCGCTTTTGCCTGCTTTGGGCGCAGCAGTGGCCACACTACCTGACACTGTGGTTTCTTCTACTTCTTCTTTTTTCTTGCCTTCAGGCTTTTTCTTCTCAGGCAGGCCTTTGTGCTTGGTAGCAGCAAAGTCTTCTGCGTCTTTCTTGCCCATTGACTTAGCCACTTTGGATACTTCTTTGCTGGCAGGCTTTTCACCTTTTTGTGCAGCATGGACCATGCCCATGAAACGCTGTTGCTTTTTGCTCACTGCTTTTTCATCCACTTGTTCAGCACCATCGGCCGCTTTGCTGACTTTGTATCCGGCTTTTTTCAACATGGCCATGGCCTGTTTGATTTCTTCACTGTCGTGTTCGGCTTCTTTGGTCATAAGTTTTGACTTGCCACTTGGTCCCTTGGCACCCATGCTCTTGCCTGTGCCTTTGGGACGGCCACGACCGCGTTTTTCGCCATCTGCTGGAGCGTCATCACCTGTGTCAGTTTCGCCTGTCTTGGCATCGTATCTGCGAGTGTGCTTGATGCCAGTGGCAGTTTTTTCAATTTCGCCTTTGGCGCCTTGCACCTTGTGGCCAGCTTTGACTTCGCCACGACGTTGGTCAACAGCTTTGATCATGTCATCCCAGCCTTCGTCAGTTTTTTCTTGTTTGCCGCCTTGGCGCAGCATGGCAAAATCATTGGCATCAAGTTTACCGTTGTTGTTTTTGTCTAGTTTCTTCTGGCCACCACGGAGTGCACCACGCATGGCTTCAGCAGCCACATCACCCAGCATCTCATCTACTTCTTTTTTGGCACCAGCAATTTTGTCAGCAAAAGTGACTTTGTCTGCTGGAGGTGCCAGCTTGGCAAAACTTTTTTGTTTTGCCGTCATGGGTTTTTCTTCCAGCGGGCCGTATTCTTCTTTGGCCATTTTTTTGTTCTTGATCTCGTTCATGCCGCCTGGACCAGCAAAATTACTGACTTGACTGTCTTGATGCATGGGCGAGTAATTGCCTGGCTTACGTCCAGTTTGTGGAACTCCTACATCTCGCTGCAAATTCTTCAACAGCTTTTCATCGCCAGGAGCAACTACATCCATGGCCTTGGTGGCTGCTTTTTTTATGCCGCCGCCAATGGTCTTAACAATAGATCCTAGACCTTCTTCTACTGAATCGTCGTATTTGTTGTATTTGTCTCTGATCTTGTCAAGATCTTTGCCTTGACGACCAGCTTTGGCCAAGGCCTGCATGCCTTCTTTGCCATATTTTTCAATGCCTTTGGCATGGCGACTCATGTCGCGCTCATTGAGTTTTTGAGTCACTGGCTTGTCTGCAATGTCAGTTAGACGTTTGTTTAGTTCATAGAAAAAAGTCATGTTATCATCCTCGAGGTTGGGCGCCAGTGGCTGGCTTGGGTGGTCGTTTGATATTGGTCATAGGGCTGCGTGTGCCCTGTGGCAAATCATTACTGGTCTTGGCAGCAGGGGTCTTACCGCCTGCCACTGTAAAGTCTGAACGATATTGATTTTGTAACACCACATGATTGTGCGCTTCAACACCGTAGTCCTTTTTCAGACCATCTTGTACTTTGTTGTTTTTGGGATAGTCAGTGTTGGCCAACAGATCTTTGTTTTCAGTTTCAACTCGGTCTGCTTCGTCAACTAAACCGTCAACATAATCTTGAGTCTGCATCACGACAAGATTGGGATTGCCGCCCATGAGTTGATACAGTTGTTTGATTTGAGGCTCAATGGCTGGATAACGAAAACTCACATCAAACATGGTCACAGCATCATTTTGATTGTTAGGAAAGTCTGTGAGAATTTTTTGTATGGGCGTGACCTTCACTTCGCCCATCTTCACAGGATCAAATTGATCCAGTTTGGATTTGAGGTCACGAACTTGTTCGTCCGGAATGCGCCCGCACAGCTTGATACGATAATCGTATGTGCGTTCACTTTCTGCTAGATATTTGGCAAATGATTTCATGTCAGGTTCCTGTGATATATTTATTCATTTTGCGTTTTTTGATTCTTACCCAGAATACGCTCCAACAGTTCGTTGCGACTGAGCACATGCCCAGTGCCTTGTTGTGGTGTGGCTGCATCCGGAGGTTGTTGTTGATCCAGTCTGGCTTTTTTCAGCTGAAGGTCAATCATTTTGAGTTTTTTGTCTAGTTTGGCTGTTTTGGCAGTGATGGCATGACCCAACATGTTAGACGCCACTGAAAAAATCTCTGATGCAAAGCGGCTGTCCACTTGCATGCCCAGATCCATGAGATCTCGATAGCTGTCAGTGGCCAAGCCAGCCAACTCATCCATTTCCTGGTCAGTGGCGTCTAGACCACGCACAGCCGGCAGAGCTGAATCAATTTTGTCTATGACCTGATCAATGTCTTGAATCAGTGCACGATTTTCAGCCAAATTGGGCACAGCGGCTGCAACTTCTTGATCAGTAGGTGGCAGGTCAAACAATTCTTCCAGTTTTCGTGTCATGATTTACTTATCTGTTTAATTGTCCAACCTTTGTGATGTGCAAGGTGCCCATTTTTTACGCCGCTCATTTTTGTGTAAATGAGATTGTGTGCTTTACATCCCTTCTTCATGCTTTCATACATGTATTCAGTGCCGTCAGGTGATACAAATATAGTAAGTTGACATGGGCCCTTGAGTCCAGTGACTCCTTTGTTCCAAGGCTGGTATCCTTTTTTCTTGATGCGTTCCCATCCTGCTTTCATTGCATCCTTATGCGTTTGAGGCCTTGATTTTCCTTTGTGCATTCCAACAACACCGCCACCTTCTCCAGTTTCAGGTTTAAGATTAGCCCACTCAGGAGATTCAACAACATTCCAAAGCTGACTGTAGTGTTGTCCAAGCTCTTGAATTAGTTGACGATCAAAAGTTTCGTGCAATATTTCAGTGTCAACTAGATAGCCGTGTTTGCTGATGTGGGCAAGCCATTTGATACCTGATCCTTTATACTTGTGTGGATTTCTTTTAGTAAATCCTAGATATTTTAAGTTGGTTATTTTGTGGGTTTTTTTGTAAAGATAATAAACAGTCATACCTTATTTAGTAGACTTTGCATAGTTTACTATTTACGGCCGTTGTGAAAGAGATCGTCTTCAGTTATAACGCGAAACGTTAATCCGTGTTGATTACACCACTTCTGAGCTGATGCCCATTTGGCATAGTTCACAGCAATCACAGCTCGGTCTCTGGGATTTTGTCCTTCTTTGAGCTGGCTTTGACCTTTGGGTTTGATTTCAATCAACTCAGCTTTGACTGTGTTGTCTCTGGTACGATAGGTTATGAGAAAGTCAGGCACATAGCTGGTCATTTTGCCTGTGAGTGGATGCAAATAAGGAATGCGAATACTTTCAGATGCCCACTGCAAAATATTGTCGTTGGTATCACAAAAGCGCATGAAGCTGTGTTCCCAGCCCGACCTATATCTAGGCTGACCGTTGCCCACGTATTTTTTGGCGTTGATTACTTGATAAACACCCTGTGCCCATTTGCTCATTGCAGCACAGCTCTTGCAGCGTAGAAGTTTGGCACTAGCTGAGAATTCACTCCCAACAGTGTGGCACGAGTACGCACATTGTTGAGATAGTAGGCCATGTTAAGGGTCAGTTCTAGACCAGTCTGACCTCTGATATTGTCCAACAGTGTCAACACAGGTATGTTAGTTTGTTCAGCTACCTGAAACAAACTCACTGTGAAGTTGCCTGCAACTTCACCATTTTTCATTATGGAACGAAAGTAGCTGTTGACTATGTCATATTCGGCTGCAGGCACATTGGCTTCAAACTGATAGAATCTGTCGTAGATTCGCACTGTTTGGTCAATGTTTAGATTGGTATAGTTGACTGATCCTGTGGGCATTATACACCTCCGCCGCCACGCAGCACTTCGCCTGCTCTAGGGTTGCTGAGAGCAGTGCCAATTTGTCGCTGAGTAGTGGCTGTGGGGAACACCCAACCGTCGGCTTTGTTGATTACCTGTCGAGTAGCAGATGGCCCAAGGTCTCTAATGGCACCAGTGCCCAGGCTGATGGCTTCGCTCTTGACCACTGATCTAAGATTTTTACCTTTGAAGGTATTATAAGTTGCACCAGCTTTTTGTGCAGCGCCAATCAGACCGGCCACTGATCCAGACTCTAAGTCTTGCAAAATGCCTTGACCAGTGTTTAGTAAACCGCCTTGGCCAAAAATACTGGCTGTTGATCCAGCTCGTGCCAACGGACTGCGTTCTGTATCATAGTGAGCAGTGTCTGGCCAGGATACATTGGCGTCAGGCTTGCCCAGTGCACCGCTGAGATATTTTACAGTTTCATACTTGATGGTCATTGAATTCTGCATGATACCATTGCCTTCGCTGTAGTTGTAAGTATCATGATTGAAGTTGGATATCACAGGATTGATCAAGATATACCTTGCATACTTGTGTTGATCAAATCCGTAGATCTGTATGTCTTTGAAGAACGGTGGCTTGCCCGACGCAGAACTAGTACCGTCCATGAAGTTTTCGCCAATGAAACCCCAGTCACTGACAGATCTATTTTGACTGTAGATATCTCTATTGTTGTAGTCAAAGGGCACTTGATTGCCAGTGATCTGACCAATACTGCCATTGGTAGTGGGTGCATTTGGTACGTATTTTTGTGCAGGATCTTTGTAGTAGTATGAGTAGTACTGATACCACATTTCACGAATGTTGTCGCCACCGTCGTCGTGAAATGTTATGGTCACAGGTTCATAGTTAATCTTGGTCTGTATAACACGCTTACGATTGTATTGATTCAGAGTTTCGGTATCTATGCTGAATTTTGGCAAGTCAATGGTTTTTACTGCTAGGCTAAGATTGTAGATATTTTCAGGATTGAAAATTTTAGTACTTTTTAAAGATTGTATTTCATTGTAGTTCACAGTAAAAACTACATGAAATAGAAATTTGAATCGAGGTTTTAATTCGTATGCGTTGGTGCGAAAGGTTTTGCTTGCGTGAGTGTAATCACGCAAGCTGGCCGTGGCCGTGAAACCTTTGAGAAAGTCTTGACCAAAACTGGACATGGCCTACGCCTTATTAGGCGCCTTGGCCTATGCCTGTTACAACGTCGTTGACTGTGCGGCCAATAACACCACCAATACCGCCGCCACCTTGATTGCCTTGGTTAGCGTTGTCGTAAGCAATGGTCAGTGTGATTGCCACTGGTTCATTGGTGCCGTAGTTCATTGGACCGTAGTCTGCGGCTTTGAGATAGCAACCATACAGTTCCCATGACTCCAACACAATGGGTTCATTGGCACCGTTGCCGCCATCAAGAATTTCAAACTTGGTCAAAAACTTGTAGTCAATACCTGATGCAGCTGAACTCATTTCCAAAAAGTCCATCTGTTTTTGCAACTGTTCGCCAATCAGCTTGCTGACATTGCCTGATGCATCGTCACGAATTTCAGTTTGTACATCTGCCCAACTGTGACGTCCAGCCAGTTTCAATGTGGAATTGTAGATTGGCAAAGAAATTTCTTCAAATGTGAGATTGGGTCTTGAAAAACTCACAACCTGTTTGGTCAACTCAGTGGTCGGTGTTGATACGCCCAGATTTTCAAACATCACTCGGAAGCGATATCTCAGTTTGGGCATCAACAGACCTTGTGTGCTTGCACTTTGATCGCTGGCAAGCGGTACTGTCATTTTGTTTAGTGATGAACTTGGCATGTGTATCTCCTATGTTTATTTACCTGTGACACGAGTCAAAAAATAGGGCCGGAGCCCTACTTTTTATGCGCCTCCTGCAATCTCTCCAGTGTTCTTGATACGCAGCGGTATGTAGATAAACTCCACTGCCTTCACTGGTTCAATGGCCACGTCAACCCACAATTCATTGGCATCAATGCGGGCCGGAGTGTTGTTGCTCAGATCGCACACAACCAAGTAATCGTACAATGCACGTTTTGCAACCAAGTCTACCATCAAGCTGTTGATAGTGTTGGTAATTTCATTTCGAGTGATTTGGTCATTGGGTTCAAACAGGTACAGTTTGCCAATTTCTTCTAGGCGTCCACGCATGAATGCTACCAAACGTGCCACATTGATACGATCCAACGCAGTGGTTGTTGTAGTAGATGTCTTGTTACCAAAGTTTGTAATACCCACACCGTTGACAAAAGTGATTGGGTTAACATTGTTTAGGTACAAAATATCGCGCAGGGCTTGGTTCACGCTCAGTGACACAAACTCACCAGTGGCACTGTCAATGTAGCCCAGTTGTAAAGCGTTGTCAACAACACCACGACGTGTGCCTGCTGGAGCCAACCATGGGTAGCTCACAGAGTCGCTGCGAATAATTGTACGCATCATCATGTGACTTGGAGCAGTGACCACTGTGTTACCACTGAGGTCTGTGGTCTGGCAGCTGGGGTAGAATGTGGCAGCATAGTTGCTGGTAGCCGCTTGGCCATCACCTGTGGCAGTGCCCAAACCACTGTTGTTGGTAGCCCATTCAACCAAACTGTTACCGTCGCCTGGCAGGCGCATTGGAGTGTCACCAACCACAAACAGGGTGTTGTTACGCTCATTGCTCAAGGCAATCATGTTGGGAATCAGTTCAGGATAACTGGTAGCTGCAATCAAATTGTATTGTGCAGTTTCTTCTCGAGCTCCCAAACTGGTATCTATACCCGATTTCATGGCTGCAACAATCATTTGTCGTTGAGCTTGACGACCTGAATACATTGCGCCATTGCTCTTTAGACCGCTGGCAGATACCCAAGTGTATGAATACTCAGGCAAGTTACCAATGGTTGCTGGAGAAGCAGGGTTATATGCTGGTGCATCAGGATAGTTGGCAGAAGTAAAATAATTGGTTGTGAATCGCTTGATGTTGTATCCTGAGCGACGTGTGTTCCACAACAGCATGCCCTGTGGATAAAGGGCTGCAGAAGGCGCATCAAGGTCCAAATAGTTGCTGGTCAGCAAACTTTCAATGGTAGCAATTTCACCAGCAGCAGGATCCACTGCGCCGCTGGCTGCCCAACGTGCATCAGCAAAGTAGATACCGTTTTGTGTCACAGCATCAGCAGTGTCAATGGCCACCCATTGATCTGTGCCGCTCACTGATTCCCAACGATACAGGCTTGGATAGTTTTCTAGATCACTGCTGTCTACCCAAAGATCACCATATTGCAGTGGACTCAGAGCTGAATCAGTTTGCGTGGTTGGAGCTGTGGCTGCGATGATTGGTCCAGTGGCATTGCACAGTGTGAGATCATAACCACGAACATCGTTGCTAACGTTTTGATAACCCACCCAAGCACCATTGTTTTGAATCATGATGTCAACTTGATCAACTGAGCTGTAGTACCACAGACGACCATTGTCTGGATTGGTATCAGGTGATGTTGGACTAGAGATGTAAGTAAACAATGGTGAAGTAACAAAGTTACTGGCCAAAACACTAACTCCATCAGCACTCAGACGACATTTGGGTGTGTTCACTGTGATACCTGCAGTGGCCAACGCATTGCCTGACACATTGAGAAATGATATTGGGCCACCTGTGCTTTGGGTAAACACAATGTTGCCAGCACTGTTTACACTGGCACTGACATATGGAACATTGGCAGCCGAAACAGCAGCCAAGAAATCAGACACCGTGCCTGTGCCACCAATGGTCACTGTACCAGTGTTATTGACCACTGTACTACCTGGCTGGGTACTGCTGATTGTAAAACTGTTGCCTACAGTGAACGCTGTGCCAGTGGGCACAGTGGTTCCTGTGACAACCATTGCGCCCAGAGCAATTCTTTCATAGATTTCAAATGCCAGGCTTTGCAATGGAGCAACTTGACCAGTTTCAACATTAGGCTGTACAAAAACTGAGCCAACTGGAATGTTTTTGCCGCCACCAGTGGGGTCTTTGGCAGCAATGTACGCAGCTTCGCCTGGATATGCAGGGCAGTCCACAGTTACCCAATCTCCTAAAACTGTGTTAAATTGTTTAATTTTAACACTGAGACCGTTGTTGACTGCGCTGATATTGTTCCACACACTGCCAGTGGGGCGTGGTTGAAGTTGTGTAGAACTCCAACGCGGAGCTTGATAACTGTAAGACGCAAAGTATATTGGAGTGTAGTATTCTTTGGCTTCTATTCCCAATGCTGCCAACAGTGCAGTGCCACCTGAACCAGCTTCGATGCTGACAATACCTTCTGTAGCTGTGCTGCCGTCATTGGTGGCTGATTCATCGGCATAGATATACAACTTACCGCTCACTGATGCGGCAGTAACACCAGTAATAGCAGCATTATTGATGGCTGTTGCAAAACCAGCTACTGTGGCCGCAGTGCCACCAGCACCCACTGTACAAATTGTGTCGTTGATAGAAATAGAGTTGCCTGGGGTCAACGAACCAGGAGTTCCAGTGCCAGTGATGGTAGGCCACGACACTTGCCATGCAGCAGTGCCCACCTGAACCCAGATATTGCTGCTGTTTTTATACCAGCCATTAATGTGATTATCTTCTGTGTTGTCAAGAGCAACAATGGCATAGTCGCCAATGCTGCCAAGACTCTGTAATGGAGTAAAATCGCCACCATCGGCATCTACCACATCAGTGGTGCTGTTGTACACTGTGGGAGTAAGCACAGTGAAACTGTTGGTGCTAGCATTCCATTCTTGAATGCCCCACACAGTGGTGCTGGTATCTAACCACCAAGTGCCGTCAGCGGGTATGCCCACTGGGCGACTCAAAGAAGCTGTGAGTTCAGTGAGGTCAATGTCCACACGCTGCACATAGGCACGATTGGTGATACCCAAAGCACTGTATGCTGCCAGCAATCCATACTCATTGAGCTCGTAACCATTGATTGGTGTACCTGCTGTGGTATTGTAGAAGAAAGGCACACCAAAAGTGGCTGCCAAATCTCGCTGACTGGTAATTAAATAAGTTTTGTTGGCATTGGCCGCCAAAGTTCCAGCTGCCACCAGAGTACCAGCGCCTGATACTTTGTTTTGCGCAGTGGCAATCAAAAAGTAGGGAACTGTGTTTACAGCTGATGAAATATATTGACTTTCGTCAATTACTGTTACTTGTACGCCAGGTGATAGTAGAGCCATGGTTGAGTCCTTTTCAAGTTCTAATATTTATTGAAACAGTGAAAAAACAGTGGATGATAAATACCTTTGTAAAGGTTTAGGAAATTATTATGTCTACATACCAAGGATTCATCTATGAATGGACCAACAAACTTAATAACATGAAGTATATAGGAGCACACACCGGGCAAGAGGACGACGGGTACATCGGCGGCGGCAAAAAATTTAGAGATGATTTAAGAAAATTTGGGCTCATAAATTTTGAAAGAAAAATTTTAGAGTACATCGAAGATGCATCAAAGATCAAAGACCGAGAGAACTACTATCTTGATCTATTAGATGCTGCAAACAGCAGTGAGTACTACAACACTGCTAGACGATCATCTGGGCTGAGGACAAAAACCGTGGCTAAACAAACAAAAAGATCGTTGTGTTGTGTTTGTCATCAGAGACCCGTGGCTGTTAACTATGTTAAGGATGACATAAAGCATTACCGAACAAAATGCGATGCATGCTTAAAGAAAAAGAAAAACCCGAAACCTTTTGTACCTAAATGGCAAGCTTCGGGCTACAAAAAGAAAATGACCTGCGACCGTTGTGGATTCAGAGCCAAGCATGTGGCTCAAATCATGGTCTATCACATAGACGGCAATCTCAACAATGCTGCCGCAAAAAATCTAAAGTCAGTGTGCAGGAACTGCGAAGTTGAACTTACTAAGACTGATTTGCCTTGGCGTCGTGGTGATCTTGAACCGGATCTATGACCAGCTGCTTGACCTGTTGATATAGATGATCCAGTGTAGCATTGTTGTCTAACACTGCATCAAAGTCTGTGCCAACCCAGGCAGTTTCTGATGCGTGAATGCCCAGCGTTTTGAGTCGCTCGCGACTGATCATCCAACTCATGTTGCCCCTGCCAGCATTGGCATTTGCAGCATCTTGATACCATTCAGGCTCAGGGCCGCGCACTACTCTAATGACTTTGCCTCCGGCTGCTTTGATAGCACGGATTTCATTGGGAAATCTACAATCGCTGATCACCACATCATCTTCACTGTTGCGCAGTTTGTTCTCAAGGCTGGCAATCCAGATATCGTCATGAAAAGATCGACGGCAAACTTCTGTGCCCCATTGCTGCAATATCCAGCGTGGAGTGATTTCCATACCCAAACGATTACTCCACCAGTCATCACGCACTTCTCTCCATTCACGAGCCTGCTTGGTACGTCCTTCCAGTAGAGTTCTGTCCCAGCCAAATACTTGGGCCACAGCGTCTTTGAGGCTGTTGGCAAAACTTTCTCGTCTAAAATGATGTAAATTTACAAGATAATCAGCAATAGTATCTTTGCCTGAACCAATAAATCCGCAGATTCCTATGATCATTTTAGCTCCCTCACGTTGAGGTATTTAAGTGTGTTTTGCAGCATGCCTATTTGTCTGCGGCAGTCTTCCAAGGCATGGTGAGTGGTAGGTGGAATCGGTTGATCAGGCCACAGCGAAAACACAGTGCGGCTGTCTCTCACCATGTAGTATTTCCAGGGCAGGGGTTTGTGATAGCTTTTGTAGGCATGTTCAAGAATGTTCATGTCGTATGTAGGTCCCTGAGCCCAGATACGTTGACTGCGCCAAATCAGCCGGCCCAGCTCGTCCAGTGCCTGATCAAGCGGAATACGCCCATCTTCGGCAAAGGCTTCATCACGCACCACAGCAGGTTGTGTGGCCCACCAATCAATTGTACCTTGTTCAATACTGCGATTTTCCTGGCTTTCCAAGGTCACACGAGCATAGTAGCACTGAGCGTAATGGCCCGTGCCCATGGGATCAAATGCCTGGGCAGCAATGGTAAGGATAGTGGTGTCTGGGCCTGTGCCCAGGCCTTCGAGGTCAATCATGAGGTCCATTTTGCTATTGTAGCAAAAATGTTCTCAATGGTCAATCAGCCAATGACCCAAGTCAGCGGTTGTGATGCATCGACGTAATTGACCAGTTGGCCAATCAACTCATCCTGTGCAGTTTTGCCTTCGGCTTTCATAGCAGTGCCGTTGAGTGTGCCGCCACCTTGGGGGCCAGCAATGGTGCCAAATTTTTCACGTGCTTCGCCAATGATGATCTTGCAAGTGGCCACCATGTAGTCTTTGATCCACTGTTGTATTTGAAAATCACTGAGCAGATTGATTTCTGGCTTGAGATTGTAGGTCCAGATCAGCACTGCTTCGCCGGTGTTTTTGGGGTCTCTGATCAACTGCAACTTCTTGGTCACAGGATTGAATGTGTAGTTGAAATAGCCACCAAACATTTTGGCAGCCAACTCTGTGTATTGACTGTAGAAATCGTATGTGGCCAAGCCTCCAGCCACGTTGAAATTCATGAGATAAACATTGAGCGATGCCTGTGCAAATGGATCAAAGTTTGAAGCAAACGGTCCAGTGGCGTCGCCAAATGTTCTGCGAAAGCACTGACGCACACTGACCACTTCCTGGGGCAGTGTATAGATGTTTTCGTCTTTGACCAGGGTAAAAAAGCTGTAGCTTTCTTCGTAGGCGTTGTTGGCCCGCTGGCGATATGTACCAATGGTTTTTTGATAGGCTACTTCATAGTGTGCTGGATCCAGTTCCAAATCTATAATTTGATTGCCCAGCATGAGTTGACAATATTCGATGAGATTTTGTTTGAGTTGCGAAAGTGTGTCTTGTTGTTCAGCCATGTCAAGCTCCGATACAGTATTTATCGGTCAAGCCCTATCCATTGAGCCAAGCGGTCAGCAATCAGCTGATGTCCCAGTTGGTTGGGATGACAAAAGTTGGGTCTGATATAGACATTGTCGCCCACATCCAAAAGATGTTCACCGTTGTGTTTGCTGGCCCCAACCAGTCAGCAGCAGTTTCTTGCCCTTGTGCCCAGATCTTGTCAAGATTCACTCTAGGCATCCAATGTTTGTATCGTGCTCACACTCTATTTACCAGGCCTTGAGAATGATCAGCGTATCTGTACCACGACCATTCCAGGCAGTTTCTGTGGCTTTGATTTCTTTGAAGGCTTTGCGAGCTGCTGGTTTGCCTGCTGTAGCAATGCTCTTGAGCTGTTCTGCGGGCTTGCGCAGAGTTTTTTGCACAGTTTCCACAGTGGAGAATCCAATGATGGAGTTGTTTTTCACAGTAAACGCCTGTGCATGACTGTCGGCCACCAAGTGTATGAGCTTGCGCTTCTTGGTGTCGTAAAGCCAGGCTTCGCTCTTGTCTACCAACTGAGCTGCTGGCAGACTACGAAGTTTGAGTTCAGCAAACTCAGTCTGAATTTTGAACTTGGCTGCACGTTTTTCTGGCGTGACAGGTTTGACTTTGCGAGGCTTGCGTTCCACCTTCTTGATCTGCACATAGGCGCCACAATCACTGATCACCAACTCACAGAATTTCACACAATTCTTGAGCTGTGTTTTGGTCAAATGACTGTAGCCCTGTGCAATTTGCGCATCCTCGCCGGCCACTGTCTGCTCATACTCAGTCAATCGACGAGTCCAATGATCACGAATCATGCTGGTCAGCTGCGGAGCAATGTTCATACTACGCATCAAACTCACAGGTTTGTAGTCGGCTGTGAGCTTGGCACCTGCGGTGACAAACTCATCAAACATGCCTTCCATCTCGCCCAGGCACTCAGATACTTTTTCTCGCAAGCGATCTTGAATGGTCAGGCGGTTGGTGGGTTCAGGTTCTGCCACTGCGGTCTGCTGCACAGGCTGTTCTCGATGAGCCAAGATTTCGCTGATCATATTGTCCAGCTTGATCTGTTCGTGTTCATCTAAATTCAAGCCCATGTCTGTCATGCGACATAGCCAGCCAGGAGTTAGCCGTATTTGACTGTCAGGTGTGGCTCTGATTTGTCGAGCATCACGCACACGTTCGCGGCGGTCAAGATAGCCAGCAATGAAATCTTTGGCTTCTTTTTTGCCATAAAAATACCCATACCAATTGAATGCTCGTGTGAGCACAGCAAATCGATTTTCTGTGGGCTGTTCGCGCCACAGCGGCTCGTCACCCACGTATTTGGTGTCAGCACTGCGGGGATTCAGAGGTTTGAGAACAGCAGTTTTCATTGAGTCTCCTAATGGCAAACAGTAATTATAGCAAATCAAGCAATTTTGGTCAAGTCAAGCGAAAGCATTACCAAAGTGAGATCTGCTTCATTGCGAAAGGTAATCCAAAAAGTTTTCCTGTCCGAATGACTGTTTGAGGCGCCGAAATAACTGAACCAAGAATCAGTGCGACTCCAACCGCCACCTCCTAACTTCTTGCGAGTATGATCTTCTACAGCAATGGCTTGTTTGCTCCAGTTTGGAAAACGCAAAGCCACAGTGTGCCCGTTTTCTTTGAACTGTTTGAATCTGCGGTTGAGTTTGACTACTTTCATGCCCAAATTGTAGCAGGCATAGAATATTCAGTCAACCAGCCCATAAATACTGTATCATGCCACGTCTAAGCCTCTACCGCCCAAATCGAACTCGCGATTACCAATTTTTGGATCGCACAATTTCTGAAATGTACACTGTAGGCGGTCTAGATATCTATGTTCACAAATACTTAGGCCCACAGACCGGTGGTGAAGATTCAGCTCTGAGTGGAAACTTTGATGCCACTCAACCCATTTACGAAGATCAAAGTCCTCTGAACATACAGGATCTTTTGCTGTTGGAAAATCGCGATAGAATTTATGCACCAGACATCTACGTCATGCGTGGTGTATACCGTACTCAAGATGTAGACTTTGACCTCACACAGTTTGGCCTTTTTCTCAACTCTGACACCCTGTTCATTACTTTTCATTACAACGACATGATTGATACCCTGGGTCGCAAGCTGATGAACGGTGATGTAATTGAAGTGCCCAATCTCAAAGACTACAATCCTTTGAATGCAGCCTTGCCTCTGGCACTGCCTAGATACTATGTGATACAGGATGCTAATTTTGCTTCTGAAGGTTTTAGCCAAACATGGTTGCCACACCTATGGCGTGTCAAAGCCACACCATTGACCAATGCACAAGAATACAACAACATTTTGAACAAACCTTTTGTGGCTGAATATATCTGGGATCCCAGCGACTTTTACCCCATGGGCAGTGTTGTCAACTATGGCGATGTGTATTACAGAGCCATACAGAATGTGCCTGCTGGCACCAATATTACCAACACCACATATTGGACACTGTATACGCCACCCACTATCTCTGACATGCAGAGCACCAGACCCAAAGATCAGCAAATCAATGACGATATCTTGACTCAGGCCGACGTTGAAGTGCCACTGAGTGGTTATGATGTAGAAAAATTCTACATTGTGGCCACCACAGATGATGGGCAGCCTGCTAACCCTGTGAGCTTGACCACTGACCAAGGCGCCACTGTAGACGGCACACAAGGAGGCATGAATGTTACGCCTAAATCAGATGGCTATACCATGGGCTATCTCACTGGTGACGGTATTGCGCCCAATGGCCTGCCAGTGACTCCCGGTGTTGCATTTCCGCCCAATCCTGCTTCAGGAGATTACTGCCTGCGCCTGGACTACAAGCCCAATAGATTGTTTAGATATGACGGACGCCGGTGGATCAAGATTGAAGAAAAAGTACGCACCAATTTGAACAATGCGCCAAGCAATCAAACTTTGCGGTCAGGCTTTGTGAACAATACATACACAACCAACACCACTGACTTGGGTGCAGTACCTCAGCGTCAGAGTTTGAGCCAAGCACTCAAACCCAAGGCCGACAACGGTGATCAAGGCGGATTCTTGCCACCCAACCCACCGCCACCTTTTTCGAGATAAACATGCAACAGTTCTTCTATGATGCCCAAATACGCAGATTCCTGCTACAATTTACCAGAATCTTTTCAGGCTTTCAAATTGAGTACGGCAACGAAACTGATGGCGTCAACAATGCTAGCCTGTTGCGTGTGCCTGTGCGCTACGGTGATGCCAGCCGCAATGCTCAAACCATTATACAAGAAAACTCTGCCAGCTCCTTGCCATCTACTCCGTTGATGACCTTTTATATCAACAATCTTGAATACGACCGTCCCAGAATTCAAGAACCATACTTTGTGGACAAAATCAACGTGCGCCAACGTACCTACGACACTGCCACTGAAACCTATGAGACCACTCAGGGCAATGCGTTTACCATTGAACGCTTGATGCCTGTGCCCTACAAGCTCAGTGTCACACTGGATATTTGGACATCAAACACCAACCAAAAGTTGCAATTGTTGGAACAGATTCTCACACTGTTTAACCCTAGCCTTGAAATACAAAACACCGACAACTATATTGACTGGTCAAGTCTCAGTGTGTTGTACCTAGATCAATTGACCTGGAGTTCTAGAACCATTCCACAAGGCACTGAAAATCCCATTGACATTGCCAGTATCAAATTCTCAATGCCCATATGGATCTCATCTCCAGCCAAAGTTAAAAAATTGGGTGTGGTCGAGCGAATTGTGGCTGGCATATTTGATGCCAATGGTGATGCTGCGGATGCCGTCACCAACAATGATTTACTGCTGGGCACCAGGCAAATGTTTACTCCATGGAACTACAAACTGGTGGTTATTAACAACCAGATACAGATACTGTACAATCCAACTATTGTGCCCAACGGCGACTACGACAATCTCAACCCCACTGCCATTGTGGCAGATTCTCCGCTGTTGTGGCCTGCTGTGATTTCTGCGTTTGGTGTGCTGAGACCAGGTATCAGTCAAATTCGATTGAACCAGCCAGCCATTGCTGCTCCTGACACAGCCAATCCTATCATTGGAACCATTGTGATCAATCCCGACGACGACAGATTGGTGATTTTTAGTCCTGACCCAGATACTGCTCCGCAAAATACCTTGCCACCCATTGATGCCATTATTGATCCGCTGGCCAGTGGACCTGGCGCTGGTCTGCCTGCGCCTGTGACAGGTGTGCGATATTTGCTCACCGAATCCACTGGCAGCATTGACAACACAGACAATCCTTCAGCCTGGATTGGCGCAGGAGGACAACCGCTGGTGGCCAATGCCAATGACATCATTGAGTGGAACGGCACACGTTGGAGAGTGGTATTTGTCAGCCAGGACGAAACTGCTGTGCAGTATGTAACCAACATAACTACTGGCACACAGTATGAATGGACTGGCGAACAATGGATAAAAAGTTATCAAGGAGTGTACCCTCCCGGAGCATGGAGCTTGGTGTTGTAAAAGCAGTGGGCGTTTGGTTCTTGGCCAAGGAGACTGGCCGATATCTCTACCTTCTGCGCAATGACCCCAAACATCCAGGCACCTGGGGCCTGCCTGGAGGCAAAGTTGAGCCTGGAGAAACATTGCTGGGTGGTATGGAACGAGAGTGTGTGGAAGAACTGGGACATTTTCCACAATACCGCAGATTGGTTCCTTTGGAAAAGTTTACATCAGCTGACAGTGTGTTTGAATATCACACTTGGGTGTGTGTCTTAGACAGCGAATTTATACCTGTGCTCAACAACGAACACATTGGCTATGCATGGATAACTGCTGGCACTTGGCCTAGGCCCATGCATCCTGGCCTGTGGAACACTGTAAACATTGACTCAGTGCAATCAAAACTAGCTG